GAAGCTGCATTTGAAACTGCAACTGAAACTGTGGAATATCCCCCAACTGCCCCGGCCGCAGAAAATGTATTTGCACCATTACAGTCCGAACCTTCAGATACCAATGCTTTAAGAAGAACTATATTTCCAGTAGTAGGTTTTCTTCCAAGAACACCATCTCCAAATTGTACTCTAAATTGGCCATTGGTATGTTCGTTTATAAAATATACATTGGATGTAGAATTAATTGTTGTTATATCTGTCGCTTTTGTATAAACCGATGTATTCGTATCAGATGCAGATTCTTGAATAGTTACTGTAAGTGTATCTGTGTCTGTGTTTGCATTTGGAAGAAGAAATTTTTGTTCTGTATTTGATGTGTTTGCAGTATACCGAAAGGTCAAGGGTGTTCCTTGTATCAATTCTACACCACTTGCAACGTATGCTCCATTACTTGCTAAAACAGTAGTAGAACCAGACGTACAAAATGTATAAGAAGTTCCATTGACACTTGATGTAAACTGTGAAAATTTATCAATTGTAACAGACGCTGGTGCATCTTCAGGTGTCACAGTAATACTTACGTTTGCTTTGGCTCCAGTTGATGATTGGGGTGTGTATCCTAACATTGATGCTTTTGAAACAACCGAATCTCTTAATTGTGCGGAATCCAAAAAGGACTCACTCGCAAGCATGTTCACATAATATGCGTTGTAATAAGTATTGTATGCAAGGATATCTAACATAACAGAAATTGCAGAACCACCAAAATCATGATCAGTGAATTCTGCCTGAGATGCAAAATAATCCTTTAGATTATTCTTGATTGAATCGAAATCAAGTTCTGCAATATTAAGTTTTGCTATTTCTGCCATGGTTATCCTAGTACATCAAAATATGTTGTTATTTTTTGTGTTTCGGCTACTGATGCTACATTGAACAATACACTAACTTCATAACGATTTTGTTCTTCTTGTGCTTTTACTGAAACACCCAACACCTCAGCTCTTGGTTCGTGTCGGGCTACGGCCGATTCTACTTCTTTTTTCATTCGTTGTTCTGTAATTGGGTTCATTTGCTCGAACAACAATGAACGAATATTTGTTCCAAATTCTGGTGCAAATAAACGTTCATTAAAATTCGTTTTCAAAATAGAAACAATTGCACCCTTAACGGCGGACGCTCCTGTCTTCTTCCCAATATCCCCACTCATGGGGTTGGCGAACATACTGTACGCCAAATCTTTGTAAGTTCTGTTTGCGATAGACATAATACCTATATTTATTGATTAAAACATTTTTATATTTTATGGCACCAAAAGATCAGTAAGAATTCCAGTACTTATTTTATCTCCTATCATTAAAAATCCAACTGAATGAGATAACGTGCCGGGAGGTTGATTCTCCGCACCCGAAATTGCTTCTTTGAGTCCTTCAACTCCTGCAACATCATCTGGTGGTATGACCAACAAATAAACACCGGCGTCAGGAAGTCCAATAGTAAATAACTTCAATACTTTTTGTAAAGATTCATTTATTTTATCAAGTCGTTCTATTGCTTCTCCAAGAAATTTAACCATAGAATCAATTTCTCCAGATGTATCCTTTGCAATATTTCGTAATTTGTCCGTAAATGTTTGTATTGCACCAAAAAATGTTTTAAAATCTCCAATGAGATCTTCTAATGTTGCATTTTTAAAATTGGGGTGTGGTGCCTCCGGCTTTTGTTGTTCAAAAACCGTTCCCATAATATCTTTGGTTACTGTAACATCAACCATTGCACGCCCCATCTGCGAAACTTCTTCTGTTTGTCCTACTACTTCTAAAACATTCTCTGGATCTCCAACTGGTGAAAGAAATGGATCAAATTTTTCACCTTCTTTCGCTTCTTTTGATGCTCTTTCTACTTTTGTTACAGCCTCTGTAGCAGCATAGTGTTCTAATTTAGTTTCCCCAGTTGGTTTTCCATCTTTCTCTGTTGGATTGTGCCAAAAAAAAGGCAATTCATCAAACAAATTATAATCGTTTGAATATTCTCCAATTGTGATTTCACTTGTATTCTGATCAACATGAGCATCTCTACTTTTATAAAAGTGTGCTCGTTGAATTGATGCTCCCGAAGAAAGATTTTTCCATGCTAAATAGTCATCTTCAGTTGCACCACGAATCGTTACTTTCTGATTTACATAAGTTTTGTTAGGTGGTTTTCCTTCATCTTCCGTTATATCATCCTCATCTGCTTTTGAAATATACCCTATTGCTCTCGCACCAAACTTTAATCTGGGGCCGACAACGAAATCATTTAAAGTGAAATTTGCTGGAAAATTTTGAGGTACTCCCATTTTTGCTAAAAGTTCTCTATCCTCATCTGTTCCTAAAACACCACTTACACCTTCAAGAGTAACTACTACATCATGTTTTGTAGGATCTTCATGTTGACCAAGGGCCGCATCTACTATATTTGCCATTTTCTTCATACCTTCGGTAAACATTCCCTGTTCTCCACCAAAGAAATCAACCATTGCCTGAATGGTGGCTCGAAAATCTCCAATATTTGTTTCTAAGTTAGAAAATCCCATAACCATTACAATAGCACCAACTTCAACATTTTCAGAAAATGTTGGGCGTTGATCATCAAGTGGATCATCTATAGCTGCAATCATTGTTGATATGACCTGAGATGGAGTCATTGCAGGAAAACCAAATGATCCTTGCGCTGGTGCTATTCTATCACTATTTGCATCATTGACTCTTTTAGCCAATGGTTTAGAATTTCCCTGTGGTACTTCTTTCAAATCTCCGGCGGTCAACTCATTTGGATCTTCTTTCCCAAAATATGCTGTTGTCCATTCTTTAAACTCTGTTCCCATTCCTAGTGAAAGTGCAGCGGCATAATTTGCAGCAACTGCGGCTGGAGCTAATGCAAGTGCAATAGGATTTCCATCTGCACTTTTTGGTATTGTTTCTGATCCTTCTGGTACAACTTCTAAAATATAAAACCCAGTACCAAGAAAATCTTCAACAAATGAATCAATTGCATCTGCAATTGTGTTTAGAATAATAACTTTTGGACTCATTACAGTAGTAAGGAACAATTGGGCCGCTTGGATTCCTCCCTTTGCAAGAGCCATATTAGCATTCATAAGTTCAGAAGCCTTTGCAGCTGATGCGACAACTTCCTGAATCTTCTTATTTTGCCCTAGTGTTTTTTGTTCCCATTTGTATTCTGTAGCCACTCTTTTGTATCCTGTAAAATTTCTTTTTGTTGATTATTAAATTTAATTAATAGTTCAATATACTCTTTAAATGCTGGGGCCTTTCCTGTATTTTCACCCCATTTTTTCCATTTTAATTCTTCACTATCCTTGGTTGTACTCATAGTATTCTGCTCTTTTAGATTTTATTTGATTGTATATGTCAGTGACACTTTCTACTGCTTTTAAAATTTTTGCAAGTAAATCAACTTTTTTTCCTGCAAGAAAATTACAATGTGCATAAATCGTATTTGCATATCCCGAACCACTATTAAAAGAATATCCTGCAAATCCCCCACCAGCCGTATCATGTCCAGCAGACTTTTGACTACTATCATCCAATCCACCATCTGCAACATCCTTACCATTTAAATATCCAATACGATTACTGATTTCGGTAATTCTTTTTGTTAAATCAATTCTAAAAAGTGCAAGTTCATCTTTAAATTCTGTAAAATCTACTGATTCGGTTGAACTTGGTGTTCCAGAACTATATCCAGTTGGTTCCCAAATTGTTGCAGGATTCAATGAAGCCGCAGTTATACAGATACCAGAAACCGAATGTGTCGATCCATTTCCACCAGATGCAGTAAAATTTCCATCTGAAACTGCTTTCAATGTACCCATATTTGTACTATGTGCAGAAATTAAATCATCAATTTTACCTTTCATGTCTGATACTGCTGTTTCAAATACGGAGTCTGTTATTTGTGTTCCCGAACTTGGTTCATTAGGATCTCTGTATGCAGTATTTGCATATGCAGTTGTACTTGCAATTAAATTAGTAAGTAATGTATAAAGAGTTGCAAGTTTTGGTTCTAAATTAGCCGTTGTCATAGAACTTCCACCAGTTTCTCCATCTGATAACATTCTATGAATAAAATTATGATAACAAGTTGCTTCTGTGAGCGCACCAGTAGAATAAGTTACTGTTCCGCTCGATGATTCTGGATTTAATGTTCCACTTACCAATCTAGTAGCAACCAATCCCTGAAAACTACTTATCGTCTGATCTGCTAATTTATAAGTTGCACTTGTTTCGTTTACTGACCCCCCTCCTATATCCCAAGTAGGTGTAGTTATAGTATGAGCTCCTGCTGCGACACGGAGAGTTGATGTGCTTACAGTATTTGCTTGGTTCACTGCCCCTAACTCGGCAGCATCTTCAGATGTAATTGGAGTTAATGTATTTGCTGCAAATCCTGTTGTTGATGCTGAATATCCATCGTATATAGATGATACATGAGCGTCCGGGCCCGGAGTATTATATGTATTTCCTTCCGTAGTACTTCCTATCGCAAACGGATTTGTTGCATAACACCATTTGAGATCATTTTGTATAACATACCGATAATCTCCGTCCGGCTCAACCGCATCTTTTTGTTTTGATTCATAAGACCCGGCATAAACATCATTTGCAGTCAATGATGCTGGTTGAGTTCCAGTAATATCACTTTCAGTATTTGCAATTGCTTTATGTGTTCCCCCAATCGCAGGATAAAATGGATTTGCATTTGCAGATGGATAAACTGCACCCGATGTTCCAACCTTAATTGCTCTAGCTCTATTTGCAGATATTGAAGAAAGAAGTATGTCATCACTTTGTGCATTTGGAAATCCAGCTGTAGAATTTGCAGTTGCAATTCCACTGTACGGGCCAAGATGTGTATTGAATTCTCCTTCATCAAGTACCGTACACTCTTCTGGATGATACGCAGCTGTAGTCACAACACCGTTTGCATAAATGTCACCTGTTCCAGTTCCACTATTCCAATTCGTTGCAGCAACCGATGAATTTGCAAGGGGTTTCCAATCAAAATTAATTTCTAATCCCTCTGGTGCAACAACTAAATTTGCAAAATTATTATATGCTTCCAGAGTAACTTCTCCATCATGTGTTTGATCTTCCCATGTTTTCAATGGATATGCTAGATATATTCCAGGCACCTTTGTCCGAATGGAATCATCATATCCACCAGATGTATCGCTTGTGGTTGCAAGTGCAATATCAAGAACAACTTTTGGTGCAACATATGTTCCACCAGATCCAGTACTTGCAACCAACTGATTGATTTTTACTGGTTCAAATTCCTTGTTCCAAAACGAACCCACATTTGCAGTTGATTCTATTCCTACTGGATTATTTGTTGCATCATAATCCCATGTACCACTTGTAGAATTTGTATAAAATGTTTTTACTTCTGCTGTTTTTGTTTGATACCATGTACCACCATCTGTTCTTGTATCAATTGTACCAACTGCACCAGTTGTGCTTCCAGTAACAACATTTCCTAATGGAAATCCGGCACTTAAATTAGAAGATTGAAATACAACATTTGCAGATGCGTTAGTTGTTCTTCGTTGAATTCCAATTGAGGCATTACTTGATACCCCATGAACAATATTAGTAATCATATTAAAATCACCAGTTGGAATTATAGTTCCAGTATTTGCAGTATAAAAAACCAACGTATTTTCAGTTGTGTCTTCTACAACAAAAGTATTATTGAATTCGTTGTATACATCATCTGCACCCTTCAATGCAATTCTTGCGCCAGGACTAATACCATGTTTTTCAGAAGTTACAGTTACTTTTGTTCCTTTTCTTGAAACAGAATTAGTATCTAAAGCTACAGTATTTGAAAGAGAAAACCCAAGAGAAATATCAGTATTACTTCCTGTGAGAAATGTACTTCCTGTTAAAGTAACTATTGTTTCTGTATCCGAAACTGTAGTTGTAGATTCAATAATAGCATTAGTTGATAAATCAGTAAGGGTTTCACCAACTGTAAGAGTTCCTTTACCAGAAAAACCATTTAATAAAATAGTTGTAGTATTTGAATAAGATTTAACTGTTGCAGAATTTTCATCAAAATCTTTGATAGTTTCCATTGTCTGAAATGCTCCATCAACCCCCGACATTTCAATAGTTACAAAAGTATTTCCAATATATTTGTTTTCTGTAATATCATTGTTAGCACCAACATAACCACTTCCAGTTGTATTTGCAGTTAAAGTAAATTCATGTCTTACATCTGTGTTAGCAGATGGGTCTGGTGCCGTCCCTGTAAATATTTCACCATTTATCGTGTTTGCAGGAATAAAGGGTTCTGATGCAGTTGGAGTAATATAGGGAGAGGAATTTTCATCAACTGAAATTATTTCTCCATTTGCACGACTGCGTGTCAGAAAGTATTTTGAAAAATCTGTAAAATATTTTACATTTTCACCATCATCATTAACAATTGTAGTATTTGCATTTGAAGTGGATGAAAGAGTAATAGATCCTCCTGTTTCGTTCAAATCATGGAGTGTTACATATCCAAATGATGCCTTATTATTATAATCCGAATCTTCTAATTTACCAAAAGACAAAACTCCCATTGAATTGTGTGGTGCAGTTCCCGCCGCTCTTGTTGTTGCAGTCCCATCATCTATTTTAAAATGAATAACATCACTCGCAGTCGCACCCTGAAGAAGGGCCCGTTGTTTTGCAAGTTTAATACATACTTCGTGTAAAGAATCATCATTAGCATGAGAAGTATTTGCCGCAGTTCTCAAATAAGGAATAAAATCTACTTTCATTAGGTCTGCAAGTTGAACTTGATTGCAAATATTAACTCTTATATACACAACATTCAATGGTTGACTTGCCACACTTTCTAATACTTCTTGTTTTTTCTGTTCTACATCCATAATTTTAACTAATTGGCCCTGTATATGGTACTGGTGGACTGCCTGGAATCATTCCAGATACAATTGCTGCAGCCGTAAAATTGTTTATTGCTTTTGCAAGGTCTTGTGCAAATAACATTGCAGATGGTTTGGTCGAACTGAATAAATTAGACAATTCTGAAGACAATGCTCCCAATCCTGCCGCAGTAACTATCGTTGTTTGCCATGATGTTTTAAATGTTTGTAAACATGAATCAAACGCTTTTGCCATATCTAATGCTGTTATTGTACCCGCTGCATTCGTTTTTGACAGAACGGCATCCAAATCTTGTCCCAATGCACTTGATCCTGGCATCGCAACAAAGGGACTACCTCCCGAATCTATTCCTGCTGAACAAAAATTCAAATATGCTTTGGCTATATCCATTGCAACAGGTGTTGGAACTGGATTTCCTTTCGGTTTGTCAAGTATACCAACCAATTCTGCTTGTAAGGTTCCTAATATCAACGGCATAATATTATCCTAGAAAACATTTTTTTGATAATGATGATTGAATCTTTGAAGTAAACGATGGGGAAATTCCTGTAGTTGGCCCAACCGAACTTTCGTGAGTATGTTTTGCCATCAAATCAGACATAAATGTTTTTCCAAGAACCATTGGTTCTGTCGAACCACCAACATCTATTTTTTTACCTTCTATTGCAACTTGTGCATCCGCTGTAATTTGTATTATTTTAGATTCAATTTTTGCGGTTACTCCAGCAACAATTTCTGCCATAGTCACTGCATCTAATTTAATACCCCTAGCCGCAGTTGGGCCCGCAGTAATTAAAGTTTCACCCAATCCAGTAAGTTCTATTGATCCTGCAGCTCCTCCAGGCCCCATTTGAAATGCAATAGCAGAAACCGGGCCGGGAGTTGTAACAGTTCTTACTGCCTTACCAATCGTTATTTGTTCATCTAATACATTTGTATCTCCAAATGGTATAGTAGCGCCATGAATAACTGTCTTCTTTCCACCAGTAACAATTTGTTCTTTACTTTGACCTATTATTTCTTTACTTCCGCCAGGAGTAGTAGATGCAAACGATTCTCCCCTCAGATTCACTGCACCCTTAGCACTAAGAGCATAATTTCCTTTAACATCATCCTCTGCCGAATCATCATCCCTAACAATTTTTGCACCTTTAAGAGTTAAAACATTTTTTGCATCAATAAAAACATGATTTCCCGAAATTGTTGTTATTCCTACTCCCGAATTTAGAACAACACTCCCTACATCAGATGTAATCCTTATATCTTTAGAAGCGGCTAATGTCATTCTACCACCAACCGTTGAAAAAAAATCATTTTTTGTTATTCTATTTTCTTCTCCCAATGTAATCGTATTTTTGTTTCCAGAAACCATATCATAATGATGTGCCATTGTTCGATCTACACGCATTCCTTTTGGATGAAATTCTGTAAACGTTCCAGATCGATGAAACCAATGTAATCTCTCTTTAGTTGGAGTATCATCAATTTCTACGAGATGCCCACTCTCCGATTCATAAACGTGATTGAACGGATAAACTGCAGCATATGCAGATGGTGGTTGTTCAATTTTTTTAATATCATTTGGTACTGCTGTTGCCGTTGCAAATGCGGCTGCAGGAATTCTTCCAGCAAGATCAGCATTCAAAGTATATTTTGTAGTTAATGTTCCCCCCAAACGATTTCTATTTTTAAATGCAAAAATTCCTGTAGTTTCAACCGTAGATGAAGAATCCGCCTTTCCACGAGCATACTTAGAAGTTGTTGGTTTGTTTACCACTCTTGGATTTAAAAAAGAAGTATATGATTCTGCACTTGTACTCAAAAGATCTGATCCCCCTGCGGCTCTTTCTTCATGAGTAAATTCTGTAATTTTAACTTCTCCACCAGAATTAATAAAAACATCTTTTGGGGGAAAAGGAAACGACATCAAATTTATAGGACTGCCGCCTGCAATAGGTGTTCCATCTTTCTTTTTCATGTTTCGATTAGCATCTGGTGCATCTAATCGAGAATCATTAAATCCTGTATTCTTTTTTGCAAGATTTTCTGGAATTCCTGGCAAGGTTCCAACCATGACAGGTTCTTGTGCAAGTTCTCCGTCACGATAATACCCCATAACCCACGTTCCCTCTACTGGCCCGATTGGCGCTTCTCCAACTCCAAC